TTTCCATCTTTGTAAGGAATGCAGACGATGGAGCTCAGATCGTCGAACAGATCGTACCATACTTTCGACCTGAGTTCGTAACGAACGTAAGGTTGATTCCTGAGATGGGAATCGTTGCCGATACACCGGTCGTACTACAGGATGTATCCATCGAGGATACGTATGAGGGAGACTTCGATACAAGACGAGCTCTCATATACAATATGAACTTCAGTATGAAGGCTTACTTCTACGGACCTGTTTCCAACAGCGGTATCATCAAGAGAACGATTATTCCGATTGCGTTGGATACTGCAGCGGATGCACCATTTGCAGAAAAGATTACTGTTACACCATCACAGTTTGCAAACGGCGCTCCTCTTACGTCACCCTCGGCTAACTCTTCGTTGTCTGTCAATCTTGATCAGATCAGTGCAAACAGCGACTTCGGATTTACGGTGGATATCAATTCAGACACACCAATCAGATTTTAGAGTATCGTTATGAAGAGCTATCAAAATTTTATTCAAGAAGCTTATAAACTGCAGCTCATTCGTGACAGACATATGGACGTTCTGAAAATTACTGATACTAAGAATCCAAAGACGAAGATAGAAGTTCGTGGCAAAAAGGGTTACGAAATCGATGGATATGACAGAAAAGATAGACTGCACAGTCTTTTAGATAAAATTGGAAAGGCCGCAAACATGAGCGATCTTGTGAATGGAAAGGTTGTGAGTATCAACCCTAAACACCCAGACGCAAGAAAGGCCAACAAAACACTCGATAAGATTGCAAAATAATGAAAACAAATATGGAAAAGAACATGGAAGATATCTTCAACCTTCCCGCGGATACCAAACCCATGGTTGAAGTTTTGAACGATAGTCGTGAAGTGATCGAAAAGTTTGATTCACAGGATCATGACATTGATGCTGATTATGAATATGCTCGTGATAATTTGCGCAGTATGATTAACGCTGCACAACAGTCCATCGAAGATCTTTCATCAATCGCTTCAACGTCTGAATCGCCCAGGGCCTATGAAGTGCTGTCGACTCTAATAAAGACGATAGTCGATGCAAATAAAGACCTCCTCGAATTGCAGCGTAAGGTACAACTACTTAAGAACGAAGGCGATTCAAAACCGCAGAACGTTACGAACGCCTTGTTCGTCGGAAGTACATCGGAGTTACAGAAACTAATCAAACAAAACTCAGATATCAAATAGCGACAATGCTATTATATCACAACCGGTGAAAAAGTCAATAAGAATGGATACATATCTTGCAAACCCAAATCTGAAACGAGCACACGTTCCTATCGAGTTTACGGCTGAACAGGTAGAAGAAGTAATCAAGTGCTCACAGGACGTCGTATATTTTATTGAGAACTATGTTAAGATCATCAACCTCGATGAAGGATTAGTTCCTTTCGAGATGTATCCGTTTCAGCAAGATATGGCAAATATGATTACCGATAATCGGTTTTCAGTGATAAAGACATGTCGACAAGCAGGTAAGACAACGACATCGGCCGCAGTGATACTCTGGCATGTACTATTTAATGAAAGTTATACGATTGCGATTCTTGCAAACAAGTTAAGCACTGCGCGGGAAATCCTATCAAGAGTGCAGAGAGCATACGAGAATCTTCCTATGTGGTTACAGCAGGGAGTGATAGTTTGGAACAAGACAAGCATTGAACTTGAGAACGGCAGTCAGATCATAGCTTCTTCGACTGCTTCGTCTGCTATTCGTGGTTACTCCATCAACTTCCTATACCTCGATGAGTTTGCATTCGTTCCTCGTAATATACAGGACGACTTCTTTACTTCCGTCTATCCTACGATCATATCTGGTACGAACACTAAGGTTGTTATAACGTCAACTCCGAACGGCTTTGACCTTTTCTATAAGATATGGATCAACTCAGTTGAGAATAGAAATGAATACTCCAACTTTATGGGCAACTGGTGGGACGTGCCTGGACGGGATGAAGAATGGAAACAAAAGACGATAGCGAATACAAGCGAGGATCAGTTCAGACAGGAGTTCGACGCAGAGTTCCTTGGATCCGCGAATACATTGATATCACCGAACATATTAAAGATACTTGCGTTTATCGATCCAAAGAGCAAGCACTACGACGGTTCCCTAAGTATATACGAAGAACCGGAGGATGGACGAAACTACTTTCTTGTTGCTGACGTATCAAGAGGCGTAGGTATCGATTCTTCTGCTTTCCTTGTGTATGATGTAACGGAGATGCCGTACAAAGTCGTAGCCGCTTATAAGAATAATCTTATCGAGCCTATACTTTATCCTGAGATCATTTATCAGGTGGCAAGAAGTTATCGTGAAGCTTTCGTTATGATTGAAATAAATGACAATGGACAGCAGATTGCTGATATCTTACATCAAGATCTTGAGTATGAAAACATAGTATACACAACGGTAAAAGGACGTGCGGGTCAAGTTCTTGGCGCAGGATTTGCACCGAACACTCAGAGAGGAGTACGAACCACAAAGCAGGTTAAGAGATTGGGTTGTGTTAATATGAAAACAATGATCGAAAAGCAGCAGATTATACTCAATGATTTCAATGTTATCAACGAACTATCTACCTTTATACATAAGGGCAACAGTTACGAGGCTGAGAGTGGATCACACGATGATCTCGTAATGTGTCTTGTTTTGCTTTCTTGGGCAACAACGCAGACCTTCTTTAAGGAATTAACCGATACAGATTTCAGAGCAAAGATTCTTGCGGAGCGAGAAAAGATGTGGGAGGACGAGGTATTACCCTTTGCATTCTACGATGATGGACAATCAGATGAAAACACCGTCAATATAAATACTTATGATGAAGGTGGTTGGTTACATGAAGATTCTCTAAATAAGTGGTGATTTTAGTATTTTTATAAATAATCGGAATGAGAAATTATCAGCTCTAATGAGGAGAATGAAAAATGCCTTTTCAAGTATCACCAGGCGTTAACATTTCAGAAATTGACCTCACAACTGTAATCCCTGCTGTCTCGACTAGCATCGGTGCTATCGCTGGACAGTTTCATTGGGGACCTGCAGACAAACGTGTGCTAGTCGATTCAGAAGATGTTCTCGCGCAAGTCTTTGGTAATCCTGACTCGAATAACTTCCAGGAATGGTTTACTGCGGCTAACTTCCTTGCTTATACGAATGCGCTCCAGGTTTCGCGTGTTCTGAACAGTGCAAATAATGCTAACGCTAGCGGAAACACATCAGTTATTGTTAAGAACGACGATGATTATAATGATAATTACTCGTCGGGTGTTAGTGGATCGGGCGACTGGGTTGCGAAATATCCAGGAGTACTGGGTAACTCACTTAAAGTTTCTGTTTGCCAGTCGAATGCAGCTTGGGAATCGACACTCTCGTCGGCCAACCTCGTATTCCATGCTGGTAACACTCAAATTGCTACTAAGGGTGCAAACACCACATCGGATCTTTCATCCGGTGGTGACATCGACATCACTGGCGAAGTGGTTGTTGGCGATCGTCTGCACCTGCAGAGTGCCTCTATCAACCTCGGAGATGATCTTTTAGTTACAGCGGTTAACACCACGATCATTACGGTTAAGACTGCTCCAACTCAGGATCAGCTCGGTGTTACATCAAGTAACTTCTCTGATGCGGTTAAGTCGGTTGCTGTAAAACGTCGTTGGGAATACTACAACGAGTTTGATGCATCACCAGGAACATCGGATTACGCAGTGCGTAGCGGTGGCGCCAACGATGAACTTCATGTTGCTATCGCCGATGAAGACGGTGAGATCACTGGTGTTCGCGGGCAGCTTATCGAACGATACAATGCTCTATCTCGTGCTAACGATGCACTAAAAGAAAACGGCAATTCCAACTACTATAAAGAAGTTATCAACCAACAGTCCTCTTGGGTCTGGTGGGCATCTCATGTAGATAACATGACTTCTGCTGGTGGAGCCGCAACATCTACCTTTGCGAACAGTAACGACAAGCCAACAACGACATCTCTATCCGGCGGATCCGATGGTAACACACCAACGAATGCTCAAATCATTGACGGATATGAGAAGTTTGAATCTGCTGAAGATGTAGATGTATCGCTTATTATGGCCGGCGATTCAAACTCAACAATCATTACACATATCATCAATAATATCTGTGAAACGAGATTGGATTGTGTTGTAACGTGTTCGCCAGAGAATGCTGACGTTGTAAATAACAGCGCATTCATCGGAGCGGAGCAGGAAGATATCATTGCATTCCGCAATACCTTGCCTTCCAGTTCCTATGCGATCATGGATAGTGGATTCAAATATCAGTACGACAAGTACAATGATGTCTATCGCCACGTTCCACTGAATGGTGACACCGCAGGTCTGATGGCTCGTACC